GGCGGCGCTGGTGAAGGCCCGCACGCGCCGCCACAGGCAGGCTGCCGCGGCGGCAGCGGTCAGGCCCGATGCCGAGCCGCTGGGCGCGCTGTTGGCACCGATCGTCGAGATACGCCTTGCCGAGGTCGCAGCGTCCGTCCCGTCGTCGGCAGGCCCGGGCGAGCGGCACCTCGGAATAGACGTCGAGGCATCGCCTCCTTGCCATCGAAGCGACAGCGCAGCCGCCACCCGCCGATGCCGTTCGACTTGTCGGTGATGGAGGTTCAACAAATCTGCCCGCACCGTTTCTCACAGTCAGCGGACTCAGGCGACCCTGTGCGGCGCTGAGTTACGCCGCAAGTCTTTGGTTCGCCCGGGACTCCGCCCACATGAAACCTCATGCGGAGCCTAGATTGGTGGGCTGGGGTCAATCGAACTTCCTGATGACACCCAGCATCATCGGGTCAGTTACTGCAAAAGTTACTGCATGGGCCGCCACCTCTCATTGCGCGGCAGCATCCAATTCCCGACCGGGTGAAATTGTAGCGGGGACACCGGGGACACGGGGACAACAAAGCCAAGGGCTTGATTCGTATGAGTATTTCTGTCCCCGCTCGCGAGAGACTTGTCCCCGTCGCCGAACTGGACGGGGACAAGTTTTCCGCCGCCCCGCAGGCATGGCCGATGAAGCGGCACGTTCAGCGCTGGCTCAGGCAGAGCGCACCTTGTGCAAGGATGCTGGCACGCTCCCAAACCAGCACTTGGTACAGCCCCAGCATGCGCAACCAAACCTTGTCCCCGACTTCTTTGGCTACTCCCGAAACAAGAGCCTCGATCTGCACTCGTGATGACGACAGTGCGTCGTCCAGCTGAACATCCTCTCGACTGATGCTCACTTGCACTTGCCCGAGATACTCATCCCAATCCTTTCGCATGAGACGCACCAGGTCGCTCGTCGCCTCGGCACTCAGCCCGAACGCCTTGGCCGCAACTTCGATGGACTCACGGACAAGCGGCCAGTGGCCACACGCCTCCCGGGGAAACTCAAGAACGACAGCCATCACACCAGGCCGACACGCCGGAGCCGTTGCATCGTCTTCGCTTCGCTGCGTGCTTCCACCGCTCGCAAAGCACCAAGCACTTCCTGCTTGTTGACACCCGCCTCGACTTGGTTCGTGATGTAGACGTTGACAACCCGCCGATCGTCGCTCCAGCCACCGCGCCTGTTCTGATCGGCGGTGACGATGCGCTCGCCCTGGTGGATGTAGGCCAAGCCGTCGCGCGGCACGTAGTCGAGGCCGGTGGCGAATGAGCCGAGCCACGTCGACAGCGCAGTGTCGATCAGGCCATTGTTGCCGGTGCTCCCGCCGCCGAACAAGTCGCCGAACAGCGCCTGGATCAGCTGCGCCGCGACAGCTTGCGCCACCATCCCGGTGAGCAGGTCGCCCCACATCTTGCCGATGCTCGAGAAGTCGCCCTGCAGCGAGCGCGTGAGCGTGTCGCCCAGCGCATCCTGGATCTTGCGGCCGGCCTCCTCGGCGAACTTGTTCACCTCGTCGATCTGCGTGCCGAGCGTGCCCAGCCGCACCTGCGCGGCCTCGCTGAACTGGCCGGCATTGATCTCGCCGCGCTCGAGGGCGGCGGCGAGCAATTGCATGTCGGCGCGTGCCTTTTCAATGCCGGCGCTCGGCGTGGCGTCGAGCAGCTCGTTGAGACGCTTCGTGGTTTCCGCCGCTTGGGCGGCCACCGGATCGAGGGCCTCCATCTCCAGCGTGATACTGGCGATCGCCTCGTCGATGCCGCCGCCGGTGCCGAGTTCCTCACGGATCGTCAGCAGCTTCGCCAGTTCGGCATTGAGGCGGTCGAGCTTCGCGAAAGTGGTGGCGTCCAGGCGAGCCAGCGCGTCGGTGAGCGCGTCGTCTTTCGCGCCGGGCATGTCGGGCAGCTTGAAGGTCGACGGCTTCGATCCGGCCGCCGCGTCGGGCGCAGGAGGTGGGTTGTACTTGCCGCCACCCTCGTTGGGCGGACGGCGGCCAACCGACACCGGCTTCATCGCATCGGACAATGCCTTGAGCCGGTCGCTGCCCGCCGCCGCCTGCTTCATCAGGCCTTCGAGTTCCACGCGCAGCTCGGCCACGCGCTGCACATAAGCGCGGTTGCCAGGGTCTTTGTCGAGCGCAGCGCTGAACTCGTCGAGCAGGCTGCCGGTGTGCTTGATCTCGAGGTTCAGGTTCTCGAGGGCCTTGCGCTGGATCGAAAACGAATCGAGGTTCGCGTTCGCGAGCATCGTGTTGAACAGGCCCCCGCTGTTCTTGATGTTCTCGAGAACCTGCGTGAGCGCCGGCAGCAGGTCGCTCAACAGCGCGCGTGCAGCGTCCTTCGAGTTCTTCTGCAGCTCGAACAACTGCTTGTTGAACTTCTCCGCCTCCTCGGCCTGCTTCGTCGTTACCGTGGCGTTGAGCTTGCCGTTCTCCGCCAGGTCCTTCAGAAACGGCGCCGCCTCGCGCACGCTCTTGCCGAACAGCTCCTGCACGATGCGCGCCTTGTTGCCGTCGTCGGCATAGCGGTTCAGCGCCACCGCCACGCGCTGCAGGGCCTCGGCCGGGTCGATCCGGCGCAGCTCGGCGGCCGAGAGGCCGATCGACTGCAGCATCTTCGCCGTGTCGCTGCCGGGCTTCGCGTCCTTCAGCACGCCGTTGAGCTTCACCAGCGACGCGCCGACGGTGTCGAACGAGGTGCCCGTGCGCGCGGCCACATCTTCGAGCGCGCTGAGGTTCTCGATGCTCGCGCCGGTGGCGTCCTTCAAGTCGTTCAGCGCGTCGAGGCCGTCGATGGTGCCTTTCACGAACGCGGTGAGCGCGCCGACGCTGAACGCTGCGGTCAGGCTGGTGGCGAGCCCGGCGCCGATGCTCTTGATGCCGTCGAACTGCTTCTGGATCTTGTCGGCGCTCACCTGCGAGATGCGCGCCGCCTTGTCCAGCCCGGCCTCGAGGCCGGCGAGGCGCGCTTCGAGGTCGATCGAGAGAGTTGCCAATGCCATGTTCGTGTCCTCGAGAGGTGCAGACGCCGGCACAAAGACAGCCGGATAGAAGGCGTGCAGCTGGCGGAGTACAGCGGTGAGCCTTCTCGCGATCGCGCCCTCGCGTCGATCGCCATGCGAACCCATGTGTCATGAGCATCGAGGCCGGGAGGCCTCTGTCGTCGCGGACCTATGGGCCGCTCTCTCGGCCCGCGTCGACTCGCTCAGGTGGCGGAGTGCTGGTACAGCTTGACGGCGCCCGCATCGAGCAGGTTGCCGCCGGAACGCATCCACGCCATGAAGCCGATCTGCCCCTTGAGCAGCAGGCCGCTGTCCTCGAGGCGCAACAGGACAAGCTCCGCCACGTCGCGCACGGCATACGCACCGAGGTTGCCGAACGCCAGACTCTTCGCCGAAGCCCCCGGCGCCGGCATGTCGTTGTTCATGTAGACCGGGTAGTCCAGCAGCTGCGGCAGCTCGGCACCGGCCGCAGGCGTCCAGATCGGCCGCCCGTCGGTGTCCTTCAGCTTGCGCACGACCTTGCGCATGGCCTGACCCATCATCCAGCCGGGTGTGGGGCGTTGGAGGCCTGCTTGCTTGCTCGGCATGCCGAGATGCCCTTCGTCGACCGAATCGGCCAAGTCGACCAGATCGTCATAGACGATCGTCGCCGTCTGGCCCGTCGTACCGATCTTGCCCACGGTGGCGGCGGTGGCCAGGCCGGTCGGTTCCCCCGTGCCGGAGCCGATCGTGAACTTGACGTTCTGGATGCGTCCGATGCGATCGACAGCGCGTTGGGCAACCTCGGCCACGATGTCGACGGCGCTGTCCTGCATCAGTTCCAGCGGCAGGAAGAAGGCCTTCGAGCCGAACTTGTGCACATTCATCGCTGCCGAGCCGAACACCATATCGGCGCTCGTCGCCGCGGCGTTCTGGCCCAGGATCTCGCCCTGCTCCGCGGTGCCATCCGAGGTCGGGAAGCCCATGTCGCTGCCCGTCGTGGTCGTCACCTGACGCGCGACCTGGCGCATCCAGCCGTAGCCCTTGACCAGGCTGACGAGATCCTGGGCCACGAGCGTTCCGACCGCATACCCGCCCTGCGCCGGCGTCGTGGTCGACATGGCGGCCTGGACACGGCGCTCGTCCTGCGGGCTGCGGCCGGGCGCACTCGTGCGGATGTAGATCTCGAGCCCGGAGCGCTGCTCGGCCCATCGTGTCGCCGACACACCGCCAGCGGCGCGATGCGCTTCGATCAATGCCTGCGCGCGTTCCGCGTCGTCCATCAGCGCATCGAAGATGGCTTGGTCTTCGCTCGACCAGCGGCCGCTGCCCTTCTCGGCCAGAAGGTGGCGGGCGCCTCGCTCGCGGATCGCGACGCGCGACTGAAGTTCTTGGATGTTCATGGTTTCGTCCTTGTGGTGTCGTCAGCCGGCAGCGATCTCGCTCACGTCCCGATGAAGGTAGTACGCCATGCTCCCGAACGTGTCGCCGATGCGGCCCAGCTGCTGGCGGGCAATCAGGCCACGCAGATAGCAGCGATAGCCCGCAGACTCGACGCTCCGGACGAGTTCGCTCTCCTCTTCGAGGATCTCGTCCATCTTCTCCAGCAGATGGATGTAGCGCTTCGCGAGACCGGCATGCGCGGCCATGACCGAGGGCTTCAGTTGCCCACTCAGATCGTCGATGAGCTTGTCCATGCGCAGGCGATGCAACTCCATCGCGTTCAGCAATGCCGTCTCCTGCCTCGCAAGTACCTGGCGTTCCTCGTTGAGGCCCGAGACCTCCTGCGCCGGCTTCACGACGCCGGTCTCCGCGAACTCGAGCGCCGCGTTCACGATTGACGATTCCTTGCGGGAAGCCGGCGGTGCGCTCAACAGTATCGAGATCTCCGCCTGTCGAGCACGGACCTTGCCGAGGGCAATGCCGAGCTTGTTGATCTCGGCTTGGGCGCTGCTGTACTCCGAATGTTCGGTGATCGGCGCAATCTTCACGACGCGGCCCTCCCGTTGCGTGCAGGCGTCTGCAGGATCCCCAGCTGCTGCATGCGCTGGCGCTGCTCCGCGCGGCGGTGCGGCTGGCCCATCGTCTCGAAGATGTGCTGGGTGACGAGGGCCTTTCCCATCACTGCCAGGGAGGCGCCCAAGGGACC